GGTAGATTCACGTCTGTTCTGCAAGGTTGCGTCGCTGGGCAAATTGTTGAAGATAGCCCTTTGATTTTACCTGTCTCCGTCCCAAGCCACGTCTATAATGCCGCCCTCGATCGTTTTAACGACCGAGTGAGAGGCACTATAGATTTATCCGTCGACATAGCACAAGCGAGCTCGACAGCTCGCATGTTCAAAGCTTCGGATAAGGTGGTTCTATTGGCAAAGCTAGCGAGAGCTAGCCCCAAAGCCATTGGATCAGCATGGTTAGAGCTCCAGTACGGGTGGAAACCCCTCCTCGGTACGATCTACGACGTCTTAGATAAGACATACAAGGTCGTTTCTAGCGATTTCCGGACAGTTCGAGCACGCTATTCAGAGTCTGTACCGACGGGTGACACCGTCTCTCAGACCGTTGAAGAGTATGGTCAATTGTCAGGAAAGGCTAGCCGTAAAGGGAAGTACACCTGCCAGATAGGTGCGTTGCTCAAGACTAATATGGACGACAGTGCTGCCGCCTATACTAGCTTGAACCCGTTTTCTATCGCCTGGGAACTGCTGCCGTACTCTTTCGTAGTTGATTGGTTCTATGATGTCGGAGGTTATCTCCGGAACATGGAAACCTGTCTACTATACCGAAATGTGTTCGCCAGCGGTTATCGCTCGGATGGGTGTTTCTTTGATGCGACATGGGAGTCGTATAAAAGTCCCACTTCATCTGGGTGGCACCACGTACACAGTGATTTGAAGCAACGTAGCTTCGAACGCACTGTGTTAGAGTGGTACCCAGCTCCTCGGCTGCCTTCCTTTAAGGCAGACCTTGGATCCTCGCAAATTCTCAACGCGGCGGCACTGCTTTCGCAGTTCCTACCAGATGAGAAAACTCCTACCAACCGTAATCGTTCTTTTCGCCCTCCTAGTTCTCACAAGCTGCGAGTTCACCGTTCGTCACGGTGACTTTGCAGCTGGTTGGCAACATTTGGGTAATCAGAGCAATGACTAGGGACCAACTATGGCCACCGCAACGTCTATCGTACTACAAGACGCACAGGCGACCCCTGTGAACCACACGTTTACACCCATCGGCAAAGACGATAAGGGAGTGCTTTGGTTTGTTGACCAAAGTACTGCCAACGCCATTGGATATTGGAAAGTGTCGATTGAGATCTCTCAACCGAAAACCCCTCGTCCTGGCGAATCGTCCGCTCAACGCGTTTATCGCGCTCGGATCGGTCTCCACGAGCCTGTACTCGAAAACGTTAGTAATTCTACCGTCTCGGGTATTGCTCCGGCACCGACCGTCGCGTACATTCCGCGTTCGTTCCATGAGTTTGTACTCCCGGAACGGAGCGCCTTGCTGGATCGTAAAAACATCCGCAAGATGTCTGCAAACCTTCTGAATGACCCCAACGTCATCGCCGTGGTTGAAAACCTGAACTATTTGACCTGACGGTCATCTGGCAAAGGCCCACTGTTTTAACTAATTGGAGCTATTCATGCCTACATGTACAAGTGATTGTATCGAACTCCGAACGTTCAGAGTTCTTTGTAAGCGGTTTAAAAGCAGACTTGCCGTCCGACTCGCTAAAACTCGTATCGAGGATGTCCTCGACGTCGAGCTAAATGTTTCGGATTACACAGACCACCTTGAGTTCTCAAAGGACTATCTCATCTATTCATTCCTCCGTAAATGGAAGGGGTGGAAGGGTGTGAACCCCCGAGCCCAAGCAACCGCAATCTGGACAGATTGCGAACGTACAAACTTCTTAACAAATCTCAGGTTGCAATCGGCGTTTCTGGGTAGTGAAGACTACCCGCTGGGCTTCATTGCTGAAGTCCAGCGTAAAATAGAAACCGTCATAGGCACCCATCCGATTTACGAGAAGTTAGACGTGCTGTGTAGGTGGAGCGGTGGAGCTACTTTCGACCTCCGTCGAGGTAGCGACATCGCCGACAAGATGTCGAACAGCTTAACCGTAACGCCCCGATGTCTCCCGCACCTGGAACGGATTCTTGAATCCGACCATGTATGGCGCGAAGCGCTGGGAGAGGAGTTTGTACCCAATATAGTAATGGGTAATCGGTGCACTACGGTGCCCAAGACCTATAAGACCGACCGTATGATCGCGGCCGAACCCACTGCAAATGCTTTTCTGCAGCAGGGTG